GCCCAGAGCTTGTCGATCCGCCTAATGTGGTCGGCCCCTTCTATTCGTTCAGTGAGGCGAACCACTGGGCGGAACGGTACGATCAAAGCATCGAAGAATAGCCGAACGCCAACCGCACGGCGGAGGAACGTCCCTCCGCTTTTATTTTGCCCATTCGCTTTGCAATGCCAACTACACTGGGCTGGCAAACGCCTTGCGTCGATATCGGCGCCGCCGTCAAGGCGTCTGCGCGCCGTTACGTTGTGCCCGGTTCGCGCCGAAAATTATAGGTTGAAGGGAACGCGCCGTATTCGTTACTGTCCATCGTAGGACCGTATGCGGACCGTTTGTAAGGGAAGGGGAAATCATGCCACCAACGCGACTAGGGATTGCCGATCGACTGCGCGTCGAGGCTAACCGCCGGAACGCAGAGGGCGCGTCTTTCTACTCCATCGCAGCAAGCGCCGGCCTGGACGCAAGCGGCAAGCCCAGGCTTCACCGTCGCAAGCTCGCCGAGTTTCTCTCAGGCGCTGACGTTCGCGCGTCGACCATCGACGCTGTCGCGGTTGCCGTTGGCGTTCGGCTGGCGCTCGAGCGGTCGGCGCCGTCAATCAGGCCAGCGCCCGAAACAACCGACGCGCAACCGACGGAAGCGTAGCTCGGCGCCAGCATCGAGCCGAACGCCAATTGCCGCGCCGAGAAAATCACCATCGCGACGCGCAGCGCGCCGACCGCGTCAGCGGGACCGCTGCGCCGCGCGCTGCGCGAAGCAAGTAACAGGTTCACGGTACACTCGAAACAGGGCAGCGGTCCGCATGCGGAACGCAGGGGGAAGGTACGACATGATCGACCGGATATCGAACGCCGATCCGGACCGCATCCCTCGACGATTGGCCTAGCATCGCGCGGCGAAAAATAATTCGGGCGTCGACCGTCGGCGCCGAGGTTCGCGCGACTGCTCGAAGGCGCGGCACGGACAGCGCCGCGATCCGATGCGCCGAGAATCCGGCGCAGCATTCCGCGACGCGCCGCAAAACGATGCGCAGCAAAATGCGACGCGCCGCAAAAAGCGACACTTACCTATGCCAATTGCCAAAGGTCATAGGTCGTTGGAAAAGTGCCAGACTGTTTTCAGGCTACGATCTATTTTAAAAAAAAACGGGGTTGGCTCGCGCGTCGGATTTCTCGCCGCCGGCGGATTTTTCGTTCGACTCTGTTCTCTGGCGGGCCAGGTAATCAAGCGCTTCCGCCATCACCCTGGCCGCCCTGCTTCGGTCCTGCGGCCCGTGGATGCCGTTTCTGAGTATGCCGTCCATCTCCAGAACGAGGGCCGCTAGGCTTGCCACGGGAGCCTTGTCGGGGTTGCTGGCCACGGAACGACTCCAGTTCTCACGAGGGGTGGGGGGGGGTCTTCTTTTTGTACGGAACGACTCGATTCAGCCACGCCTGTCGCTTGGAGCAGCCGCATCCCTTGCGTTTCTTCACGCCCACCGCAGACAGAACGGTTGCTACGGTGTCTCCTAGTCCGCGTGATTGTTCGACTGGTAAGGGCGCGAAGGACGGAATCGAGAACCCCATGATGGTCGGCGTCCACGTCTGCTGATCGAGCAAGTTTGGAGCCACCCCATTGACCCATTCTGTCTGGCACTGTTTGCACGGGTGATTCGGCATTGCGGGACCAGCTTGCCGTGAAGCCCCTACACTTGCGAGTATGCGGCAACTTATCGCCCGCTCGCTAATCACTTCCAAGTGTGGGCATGTCATAACAAGGATATCACTACACTGACGAATGGGATGTTGCCGAAGCCTAGATCCACTGGCGCATCTGGATGGGCGCACCCGCACAAACTCAAACCACCGCAACATCCTCCGAATGTCTGTCCCTGACTATCGTCTAGCTCTTTCTCATTGAGACAGCTACAGAAATTGCCACGCCAATCTACTTGGGTTGGGGGATATCCGGGCACACGGTTTAATGTCCATACTTGGCCCCAGAATAAATTCGGACAGGTCGCAGGCTTCGGGCGTGCCAGAAATCTAACTTTGACATCCGGATCGGTAGTGGTGTCTACATATGACCAGGTCGGGCAGTCGGCGTCAAAGGTCGTTTCCCAGGTCAAGTCCCACGTGCCGTTGAAGATCTCACAGTTAGCCGTTGAACAATCGCCTACCGTGTCGGCTAAGTACTCGTCTCCTCCACCCCCAATGACCATGCGGACAGTTGCGTTCTCCGGATCAGCCGCAATGGCGCTGCCGACGAAGCAATAATCGCAAGTGGTGCTTTCGCAATCGCAGCACGCCATACCCATACCGATGCCGCCTCTCCTTGGCAGCCTAACCCATGGGCTTCGTTTCGGTGTCCACATTACACTGCGCTCGGCGTCAGGGTCACGTGCCGGCCAACGTCCAGCCGGGTCAGGTCGCCGATGCCGCAATGAACCAGGTCGATTCCATTCGAGTGCGTCACCGTTTTGGCGGAATCGATGAACGAGCAGCCAGCATACAGGCTTGTGTTCGTACCGGTCCGCGCGCGATTGTCGCGGGACAGGTCGAAGATGCCTCGATTGTGCAGCGTAGTCCATGTCCCGTCGGAACGGTAGTAGACTGCCCCGGCGTCGTTGTTGATCGTGCCAACCGCTCCGGCGTAGTGCGTCCACGTTCCGCCGGACTTGTTCATCGTGGTAACGGCCGAATTGGTGGTCAGCGTGCCGTTGCTCTGGTCGATCGTGGTCAGCGTTGTCCCGGCTCCGCAGACCATGATCACGTCGTTCGCCGCCGAACTCTCCCAGCCTGCTTTGAGGGTGACAACGGCGGACGTTTCCCCGCCATGGAAAGCGATACCGACGTTCCCTTTCTGAACCGACGCCGTGTTGCTGACGTGCGTACCGAGGAACAGCATGGTCGGAACGTTCGAGTCCGCGCTCGTGCCCGTGCCGAAGACATCGACCGCCGTTTGCACCGTGCCCACGTTGAAATTGAGACGGGTCGAATTTGTCCCCCGGACTTCCAGATTGGTGATCGCCAACTTCAGATGCGTTTCCCGGTATTCGTTGTACTCGGCTCCGTCCGTGTTCTTCTCGGGCAAGCCGATCTGGCCGGTGAACGTATCGTGAACCGTCAGGTTCGTCACGGTCACGGCCGACAGCGCGTCGAGGTTCCACAGCAGAGAAACGGCCGAGTGCTGGATGTGGATGGTGTCCGATGCCCCTGGAACCGATCCGTCGGACCAGTTGTCGCCGTCGTTCACGTCGTTCGGGCTTTTGTTGGCCTGAGTCGTCGCCAGGGTGAACGTCTGGGTGTCCGCGCCGCCGCCGTCCGTTTCCGTCAGAGTGACCGTGAACGGCTTGCCTGCCGTGTCGGCGGTAAGCGTCACCTCTGTCGTTGTGTCGGTCGCGGTGACCTCCATGGCCTCTGGCTCGGTGGAGGCGTTCCACGCTGCGACCAGACCGGCGACCGTGGTCGCTACAGTCGTGTCAGTGGCCGTGAACGAGATTTGCTTCCCGTTGATGTTGAACGTGAAGATGTCGGTAGATTCGATCGTGGCAGGCGTGCAGGTCACCACCTGGGCCACGGCGCCTACTTGTCCGGCCCATGATTTCGTCGCCATGGTCTACTCCCTAAACGTCTTCAAGCTGGTCGCAATCGAACCCAATCAACCGATACCATGTTCCAACTGGCGTAACGTCGATCGCTGCTGGCCCAGTGATCTCTTTCCCGGTCGGTATTTTCCCACCAGTGAGCGGCGTGCTGCTGGTCGATCCCGGCTTGCCGATATCCTTGATCGTAATCTCTCCAACTGAGCGAAGGAACTCGCCATCCGCATCCGTCCCCTTGACGTAGTGGATCAGATACCCTTGTGCTTCGCCAGCCCTGCCGAGCGCTTCCCCCGTCTTCAGTTCCGCCGACAGGCATGGGCCGCCAATCACTTCCCCTTTCGGGAACTCCAATGGAACTCGGCCAAGCTGCTGCCGGAGATCGGCAACCTCTCGATCCAGTTCCATCAGGCGGTCTTCGGTCGCCATCTCATTACCCTATCAGTCTGGACGCGAGCGATGCGCTGTCGAGCGCTGCCCAACCGGTCTCTATTGTCGTGTTCGCTTCGCCGCCGTCAGCCCCTTCGGGGAACGAGGTCGTGATGCTGGTCACCACCGTATTGACCTCTTTGATCTCGTTGACCGACGTGATGTTCGTGATCAGCGTGCCGACAGGAATCCAGTTGCGCGCCCGGTGGATCGGGATGCGAACCGCTTGCCGATTGACCTGATGCCACGCTTGCATGAACGCCGCGATACCCTCTAGCTTTTCCTTGTCATCACGCAACACCATGCTCTTGCCGCCGTTAGCGCGGACGTATGGATCGGTGAGCCGGTTGCCGGTCTCGACGATTGCCAGTTTCGTGTCGATTGCCGTATTGGGAGCCACGTACCAGAACTCGGCATCCGGTACATCGACGACGATTGTACGGTCCGTTGCGCCAGGCGTATCCTTGATTTCCACCTCGATGAACTGCCGCACGTCCGTTTCGACCGTGGCCGTGCAGACCAGTTCATTGTAGTCGAACTCGGGACTTGTCTCAACGAAGGTAGAATCGGCAATCCGCAACTCGTCGCCAGCGAAATAGTGGATCGGATGGACTGACAACTCAAACCCCATCACGTCGTCCAGCGGCCTGTATCCCACTGATTTCACCCTATCTATCGCTATCCTGTCGATACGGTAGGACTGCTGGGTTGGCGCATGATTCTGTAGCCCATCTACTGAAGTCCACGTATCGTTGATGAAGACCATCATGGATTCGTATTCTGGCTGCGAGTCCTCGTTAGCAGCGTTTCTCACTGGCGGGTCTACCGTGTAGTCCCAGCCGACCAGAAATGGAGTTTGGCGAAGGAACTTCTTGTGGCCGTTCCAGTGCGTGGTGCCAAGAGGACTAATACTCCCATCCCCAAATGGATGTACCGCTAGGTTCGTACGCTGTTCGTCTCCCAGGCCATCCCCTACTCTCCAGAAGAAATCTTTCGGAGCTATGAACCTAGTCCACAATCCCCCGTAGAACGACGCGGTGCGTTTCAGATCCTTGTCTCTCTGAGAATCTGGCGCATCGTCGTCGCCCTTCAACAAGGCGTCTTTGTACTGGCTCTTTGGAGGTTTGGGACCAGCTCGTCGCCAGCCTCCTTCCAACGTAAAGTCTGGAAACCCAAACGTGCCAGTAGACTTTATCCTCTGTCCACGAACTATGATCTTGCTGGCTCGGTTCAGGATTGTCTCTTTGAATGGGATCTCGTCGACCAAGTGAACGAACGGAAGCGACGTAGGCAACTGGAACTCTTGTTGGGTTTCGTTGGCCGGCAACGTGGCGGACCCAACAACAATCTCCTCTTTCGCTATCGTGAACACACGGAGCCACGTGGTTTGCTGCTCATCATCGAAATCGATAGTGAACCCAAGACCCCTTTTCCGGTCGATCAGTTGGTTGAGCGCATCCCACAGGCTACGCCATTTCGTTGCCTTGTGAACTTCGACGATTGAGGATAGGACAATTTGACCAGCAAGCACCAACACTAGGTCTGTAGGCGCGAAGTTCGCAAGCAAGTACCGGATGATGTCGGTGTTCGTCCATACGTCCGCTTTTTCGTGATCGGGGTACTTGTGGAAGACATGACTAGCACTTTGGCCAATCGCTTGTGCGGAACGGTTCCCGAAGACCTGTCCGCCAAAGCGGTCGCGTCGGTTGAAAGCTGGCGTCCAGGCAAACTCTTCGGTTCCACCAAACGTTTCTTCATGGAATGCCCTGTCGATCGGCACGCGGTCCAGCAGATGCCCTACCCCATAGGCAGTGATCTTCTGCCGGCCTGTCTTGCGAACGTTCGACAGCACCCGCGTTTCAACCGTCTCGATGACGCCAAAGAAGTTGGTTTCGACGGCGCCCTCGTAATCGGTCTGGATTCGCACGTACTGGCCGTGGAGGTCTTCGAGTGGCGCGTACTCGGAACTCGCTGCCCGATCGGTCCGCTTGATCGTGCCGAAGTCGTACGTCAGGTTGGCAACCGACACCTCTGGCGCCGCGCTGTTGCGATAGCGGTTTGGCCACAAGTACGGCACTGTATTCCAGTTGCCGGACAGCTTTTCCTTGATCGAGACCGTAGGGACAACTCGCGAGTCGACGTTGCTCATAGGAACACCGTCCCAGCGTACTGGACCAGGAATCCAACGTCGACCACCCAAGTGGAACCAACGCTTCCGATCAACTGGCCGTTGTAGAATATCCCGCCGACAGTTGTCAGGGACGGCAACCGGTTCAATACCCCTGCGCCGATCACCAGATAGTTCGTGTAGGTGATCTCGTTGAGACGGATCGTGACGATCCTCGATTGGAGCTTTTTGACCGCTTGGTGAAGGACTCGGGAGTCCGCCGAGCTTCGCGCCAGACAGCGGAACGACAGGTTCGTCGGCTCTCCCCGGCGGCCCATTTCGACGTAGGCTGTGCCGTCCTCGAACGGGCGCGTAATGTCCGTGATCTGCCGACCTGGCGGGTCAATGTCTCCGGAGATTCTCTGGACGGCGTAGATATTGTCAACGCGGTCCCATAGAATATTTGCCACCACGTCATCCTAGCAAGGGGAACACCATGGCACGTCTCCGCATTCTTGCGATCGCCGGCTGGGCAATCGCCGCGATGGCTACCGGGTCGACCGTCTATCTCGGCTACGAGGTTCGCGAGCAGGCTGCTGCCATCGAAAGCCATGAAGCTCGGCACACTAGAACTCTCGACCGCTTTGCGCGATATGCGGGTTCGCGCGATCGCATCGAAGAGTACCAGAGACAAGGGCTGATCGACTAGCTAGTTTTGCGCTCTGTTTTCACCTTCAATCCTCTCAAGCGCAAGGGCCGCACTTTCCAATCTTTTAGCCGCAGCATCTAGAATGCTGAAATGTCGCTTTTCGCTGGGAGTCTCTCGGCCATCTGATTGTGCTTCGAGCTTGAATTGTCGCGCATCGCGTCTGGCGCCCTGTGCTCCACGCTTCGCCTCTTCCAGTGGCGTGAGCACTTTCCGATTCTCGGTCTCTCGTTGTCGTTCCGCGACAATGGCCGCATCCTGGAGCTTTTCCCGCAGCCTGGCCGAGTCTTCCCCTGGACCCAGGCCAGCCTGCTTGATGCCTTCTATGACAGCTTCCGACTTGGACGCTCCCCCAAGAACCCTTTCTGTCACGCGGCTTACGGTTGGCCCAATAGCCCCGGCGCCTCGCTTGAGGAACGCGCGCTGCTGCGTTGCTTCGGTAATGATGCTTTGCTGCTGCGCCACCTCCGAGCCAGTCCGGGCCTTTAAGTTCGTCGCGTTCTGTTTGGCCTTTTTGGCCTCTGCGAGAGCAGTTTTCGAGGACGCGACATCACGGAACGCTCCACCAATGTCGAGATCAAGGCCAGCAGCACCCGCTGCAACTCCAGTTGTCGCCGCTAATCTGGACTTCGCATCTTCGAGTCGCTTGTTCGCTTTCGTCAGCTCTGTTGTTGCGGCTGCATCTTGCTTCTTCGCCTCTGCCAACAATTCTTCCGCCTTTGTTTGTTTCTCCAGTTCTCCCGCCAGTTCCGATCCGATCAACGCTGCTTGATTCTCTTGCCGTAGTGCCTTGAGTTTATCTACCAATCCTTCGGTTTCTTTGGTCGTCTTCGCAGCCGCGTTCCCGATGTTCGATATGATCCCGGTCAGCACGCCGATGCCGAGCGTTGCCGCAATGCCAGCCAATGGGTTGATCGTAGTGAGAAACGTCGAGACGTTGTTGCTCGCTGCCCGGAACCCGGACGCCATGCCTTTGAGCGAGAAGTTTTGCTGGGACGATACGGCGAGGAAGTCGTCTGTGGCGAACGACAATTGAGTCAAGCCAGCCTGCATCCGCTTCTGGCTTTTGGCTGCGCTGCCTTGTGCTTTGGCGAGTTGCTCGATTCGGGTCTTGAAGGCATCGACTTTTACAGCATTGGTTCCATACAGTACTTCCAGCCTCTTCAGAGCCGCTTGGTTTTCCTTGGTCCCTCGGTTGACGCCACGGGTGATGTTGTTCCACGACTTCTCGGTCCGGCGCATCTCCGTCTGGACTTTCTTCAACTCCAGCGTGATACGCCCCATGTCGGCGTTCAGTACGAGGTCTTCGCCCGGCATCACTCACCTTGGGATAGCGCCCACAAGTCGAACCAGGTCGGCCTGTAGGACGGTTCTAGGCCACGGCGCCATGGGAGACTACGCCACCAGGCCCGGCTGTGTCGCCCTTTTTTTTTGCGTTGAGTTCCTGGTCGATTGCGACCCCGCCCACCGCAACGTACACGATCGTTCGGATGGCCGACTGGCTGTCGAACAAACCAAGTCCCTGCATCGAGCACACGCGAGCGTCGACCCGGTAGTTGATCTGGAGCACCGCCACGGCGAACTTCGCCGCGCGCTTCGGGTCTTCGATCTTCTCCTCGTCGTCACCGTAGGCGACGTGGTGCCAGTAGGACGCCTCCGACACGATGTCTTCGTAGCACGGGTTGGCCGAGAACTCCATCTCGCCGAACTCGTCCACGTGCATGGAACGATCAAGCATCGAGTAGTCCGCATGGATCGCTGGAATGATGAAGTCGTCTTTACCCAGCCTGAGGGGATACCCGTCTTGGATGGTTTCCCTGGCCAGATCCTTGGGCTTGGGCGGCTTGTCGTTCCACCACCCGAGCCAGTACACAGGAGGGGAGTCCTTTCCCCCTTGTGGATCGCGGCAAGGCAGCCATGTCTGTTTGTCGTCGTCATAGCCGGAAGACGCCTGCTCTCCTCCGAACCGAGCAGATGGTTTGATAGCCCCAATGCCGCCCTGTCCAGCCGGTCCAAATGGCGAGTGCCCGCCGGCAATGCTCGTTCCATCAACCAAGGGGTTGGTCAGTTCCTTTTGCCGTTCGGACATCTGCGCGGTGGAAAGCATCGTGGCATGCTTCCACTTCGGGATGTAGATCAGGAATCCTGACATGATGGATCATTGGTCCTTCGTGACGCTGCTGGCTTGAGGCTGGCCCCACTGCATGCCCTGATGGTAGCATACGCCATCCGCTTTGTAGGCATCCATCAGCGAACGGATCTTGTCCATCGACACGCCTTGGATGACCATGCGGCGAGCGAACGAGGCCGGCAGTCCAGCTTTCTCTGCCAACTTCTTGATCTCCATGATTTGCGGCATGCTGACGCCCATGGTTCACCCCTACGAGAATGCCGGAATCGCGGCAGTTGCGTCGATCGTGTAGACGGCTCCCGACCCGACCGTCGGTCTGATCTTGATCTCGCTCACGTGAGATTCCTGGTTCGCCCCGCCGAGGTTCTCGACCGTCACGAACCCTTGGCTTGCGGTTCCCGCTATCTCCACGTGCTCGGTCGTAGCGATCGCAACCCGGTCGCCCTCGTCGTCCATCTTCTGAATGTACGTCTTGAACGTATTGGCATCCAACGCCGTTCCCGTCAGGTTGAAGTCGCTTGCCGTGACGACATCCACGCTTCGTAGCGTGATCATCGGGGTCACCCGCATGATGCGCATCGTCAACGGGTATACCTGCCCGTCCGTCGAATGCTTCTCGACCTCGATACCGAAGTCCCAGGTCATGCCCTGCAAGCCGGGAACCTGCACGTTGTTGATGAACGTTGGTCCGAGCGTGAACTGCTCGTCAACCGCTGGCGTTCCGGATGCCAAGGCTTGGCTGTCCGCCCACACGATCGGCAGGTTCGTCCCGTCGTACAACGCGTGCATGTCGAAGTTCAGGGTGGCGACACCGTCTTGCTCGACAGAGACCCCGGTCGGAATCACCATCCCTTTGTTGAGCGTGCCGGTCAGATGGCTTGAGCCAGCCTTGATTCCGCCCAGCAGTTGGGCCGACTGGAAGTAGAACGCCACCGAGGTGATGACGGTAGTCGACGGAATCGCCAGGCCAAGCAACGCGTCGATGTTGGTCAGAAACCTGGCGATCTCGGTTGTGCCACCGCTGATCACCGGGGCTTGCGACATCACAGATACGTGCGACGGCGACAGTTGCCCAGCGCCGTAGCCGAGTTCCTCAGTAATCCCGAGGTCGATTTCGCGGTCTGGGATCTGCGACAGATTGAACGCGCCGGACCCGGCGAACACGTGCCGCTCTAAGGTATGGAGATTGTCGACGCCCATGTTATGCGGCCCTTTTCAGCACTTTTTGACGGAGCACTTTGCTCACGATTGATCGTTTCAGCAGCTTCATGGCGAACCGCACCATTACGTCCTCTTCGCGGCGATCAACGTCAAGCCGTCCAATCTCGCCTTTGCCAGCCTTGGGGTTCAACGGATGAGGCAGGGGCATCTTGACCCGTACTGATGCTTTCTTGTTGGTCGCTCGCGCCACGATCCGGATGCCGGCGTTCGCCAACAGTCGGTCACGCATCAAGCCCGTCTCGATCAACGGTTTCGAGTGCCCGTAGATCCTACGTTTGTATTCCTTCCACGCGTCCGAGCGAATACGGTATCCGTAACGATTCGTGGCTCCAGGTCGAAAGTGAAGAGGCATGAACTGCTCGACCCACAGTTCGCCCACCTCTTCCATCACCGCCCGAACCAACGCGTTCCAGTCCTTCTGCATGCCGTCCCAGTCGGTGCGCAACATCCGGATATGAGAGCCGAGAGTCCCTCGTCCGGAACCAACCCTTACTGGAGCACGTCCGCCAGGACCGAGACGAGCCATTACCTCGGCCCCCACGTTAACACCATCCGCTGGCTGATATGCGCGTCTTGTTGGTTGGGCGCGGATTCTCTCTGTGGTATCTCCAAGTCGTCCACATCCTTCACCATCAGATATCCGCCTGTCCGGCCCAGTGCCATGATATCGGAGACTATGGCGTCCATCTTGATCTCCCACGCCTCCATAGCCGCGTCATGATCGAACTTCTGTTCGTCGGTCACGTCGGCCTCGAACATGATGAACGCGTCACCGCTTGCGAACGCGCCGGTCAGAGAGCTACGCGATTTGCGAATCCCTTCGACAAGGCAGTACGGTCGGACTATTCCGTGGTTTACATCCAGCTCCGACTCGTCTGCACCCGGAACCGCGTACCGAAAGACCCGTTTGGTTGCTTCGGCCGCAGTGGATGCTCTCACCCACGCCTGGAACGTAGTTGATCCTGCGACGATTTCCTGGACAAGCTGGGTGGTGGTCGTAGCCATTTACCCATTTTCTTCCCGGTAGTTTCGTCCCGACCGTTCCTTTGGTTTCGTCTGGCCCACGATCAGTGCCCACATGCCGCCCGACTTGTCTGGCGCCTCTTCGATTTCCCAGATGTCGCTGCCGACCGTGAAGGTTTCACCCACCACGACAGCGGATGGTCCTTTCGTCCCATCGGCCATAATCTGGATCAGCGCCTTGCGTCTGGCTACCCGGCCTCGGTCGGTTTGCGTATCCCCGAGCATTTCGTTGATATCTACCAAACCGCTCGTATAGACCGTGGCCGTGCCATGCAAGTCCGTATGGGTGACTGATTGCCCAAGATGACGCTCAAGCATCCCAACGACACGCGCAAACGTGGCATCCAGACGGCTCATAAACTGAACTCGTCCGCGTCACCGGCCGCAACCGCTTGGTCCGGCTGTTTCTCGCCGATGACGCCATCTCGAAACCAATCCGACACCGTGGACATCGGCGTATTTTTGGGCAGCGACACTTCGGCAATCGTATCACCGACCGATATTTCTGGTCCGATGGGACGCCGAGCGACAAGTGTGATTTCCATTATCACCCTCGGTTACGTGGTTGCGTTACTGAGCAAGTGGCCGGCCTCGACGAACAAGACCTTTTCGTCGACATCGTGACGAACCCGTACGACATCCGACCGCACGTTTTCCTCGCGGTAGGTCTCGACGGTCCCGCCGATACTCGAACCGTCCTGGCTCCAATGGAACGTGCGGCCTACGCAAGCCTCGCGGATATCATTGGAAGTCGCGACCTTGCAGATCATCGCGTACTCATTCGACCAGATCGGTGCGAGCGAGGCCGTCTGGCCCTCGACTCCGGTATTCTTCGTGCCGCCGGCGACGATGATCTGGTCCAGGTCGAACACCTGTGCTAACTGCTGCACATTGATGGCTCCGGCGCGAACGTCCATGAACCCTTGGGACTTCGACCGGTCGATAATCTGCGCGCAGTTCCGGAGGTTGCGGAAGACCTTGCGATTGATGATCAACGCATTCGGCCACAACCCTGACGCGGCGTAGATCGACTGAACCGCCGCTTCGACATCGGTAACCGGGACAGCATTCGCCGTATCATCCCATTCATTGGTGATCGCGGTTGTGTGCGAGGCCCAAGTCGTCGCATTGAACAGCAACGCGGCCGCACGTTGTTCGGCACTCCGTAGAACGTCGAACCGTGCCCGCATCGCGGAGATTTGCTCGGCGTCGAAGTAGTCCGAGTACATCTGAGATTCCCGGTCATCGACCGGTTCCTCGGCGCCGTGCTCCTCGCACGCGAACGTATCGGTGGTGAACGTGAACTTGCTACGGCTATAGGCCGCGCCTGGCGCCCGTGCCGTATCACGTTCTTTGAGCAATTGCTCGACCGGGATCTTCCCGAACGGTCCGGATTGCTTCATCGTATTGAACACAGGGAGGCAGCGAGTGGCGATGTAGCCTTCCGCATCCATCGCGGCATCGAACTCCATGAACGAGGCGCCCAAGTCGGGACGCAAGGTGGCCAGTGAAGTGCTTGGGGACGGCATGAGTCTTATCTCCCTATCGTTTTCTCATTTGCTAACACATGGGCTGACGTTCAGAATCGCAGGACTTCGATGATGTCCTGGTCAGCGCCAGCCGCTTCCATCGATACGCCAATTGCCGCCCCGCTGGACGTTGTGGCGATCTCGCCGTCGACTGCTCCATAGACGGCCACGCCCTCCGCAATTGCAGCCGACGCAATCATCTTGTGAGTACCGGCCGCACTACGGAGACGCACCGCAACGATATCGCCCGACGCGAAACTCTCTTTTTCCATGGTGCCGATTTCCAGGACTTCATCGGTCGTGCCAGCGACCGCGACGACAAGCACTCCGGAACTGAGCTTGACCCGGGCGTGCTGCGGGATTGCGGCCCCCGCCGTGAAAGTGCGGGCTGGGCCATCGACAAACTGAGCCATGATCTTGCCTTTCTGGTGTGATTACCGACTGCCAGACAAACGCCGTAGAGCCTACCGGAACCGCCCGGTTGGTCGCTTGTTCTCTTCGTTGATCATCGCCACGTAGCCACGGTGCAGATCCGGATGTTTCTTGACCACTGCCGAAACCGCCTTGGCCCGCGCCATCCCTTGGCTGACGAGCGCATCGATCTTGGCGTTCCATTCGGACCGCATGTCTCCCATGTCGGTGTCGGTTGCGGTCGATTCCGACAACTCCTCGACGCCAGGTGCGGACTTCATGGATTCCAAGGCCGAGATCGCGAGTTCCGAAGTGGCTTCCGCTTCTCTAGCTCGCTTCTCGCAAGCCGCCATCCATGAGGACTGGGCTTGCTCTATGGTTGTCTTCGCGCCCAATTGAGCACAAATGAAATCGGCATCGGCAGTCGGAAGGGCCGCCTTGATTTGCTCGAACGTCGCTGCCTGAGTCGCGGTGTTGGCTTCCACAGTCTTCGTTCCTTCGCTCATTGCGATTGCCTTTCTCCCATTTCGGCGAGAAGATGCGCGAGTCCGTAACTCGCTCACCACGTCACCGAATGACCCGATTCCATCCACAAGGCCAAGCTCAACGGCATCGGCCGCCATATGAACCCGACCATCGGCCAGTTCCGCAACGGCGGATTCCGACATCCCCCGCCCACGTGCTACGGACGACGTGAACTGGGTCTGTGTCTTGTCGACGAGCGTCTGCCACTCGGCAACCTGCTCCGTCGTGATCTCCGTTCCAGGGAATCCGGCGCCCTTGAACTGACCGGACTTGATCACGATCGGGCGGATTCCCTGTTGGCCTGCCGCCCCGGATAGATCGTGAAGTCCGATGAACGTCCCGATAGAGCCGACCATCGCGGTCTCGGTATTGGCGATGATCGCGTCCGCTTGCGAAGCGACCCAAAACGCCGCCGACGCTGCGAGGTCTTCCGCGAACGCCAACACGGGCTTCCGCTTATTCGCCTTGAACACGTCGTTCGCAAGATCGGCCGTTCCAGATACCGTTCCTCCTGGTGAATCGATCCGCAGCAAGATGCCCTCGACTTCGGGGTCGGCGATCGCTTGCCGAAGTTGCTGGCGCACCTCGATCATCCCTCCGCCCGCCAGACTGCTCCCTCGCTTGGTCATCGTTCCGCGAATGTCCAGCACCGCGATATCGTCGCCCATCTTCGTTGCTGATTTGCGAGCCGATGCTTGTGGCTCGGCAGTGTTCGCCGCCACGTGTGAGAACAGATCCATGCGCGCAACGCGGTCGAACGTCGCAAGGAATCGATGGCTCTCCACTGCCCACAGCCCGAAGTACTGCGAGAGATCCAGATCAAAAGCGAGAATCGGCCCGAGATCGATTTCGAGTTCCGTTTCGTTCGCCATTTTGATTCCCCTGGTCCTCGTTCTCTTGTTCGTCTTCGTCTTCGTCTTCGTCTTCCTCGTCTGGAACCGGAGCCGCCATCGCAACGCCACCATTGCTCGACGGTAGAGTCACTATCTCATTCCAATGAACCGGTTGGCCGTCATCGAACGCTTCATTGATCTTCATCGCCACCTTCTTGGCCTCGATGATCGCGAAGCTGTTGTCCTCGATGTTCTCCATGTCGACTTCGCGAACGTCACGGCCGCGCGACGCATGCACCCGACGCCGGGAGTTCACGCCGTTCGCCATGAGTACGAGGTCGGCTTCCGCGTCCTTCTTTGGCTCGATGTACGGCCACGTCGGCGGATTCCAGCGGTGACCGAACATGTCGACGCCAGTACGGAGGGCTGCCGCCGCCATCGAGGGATCGGCGTTCATCCATTGGCGTACTTTCCACAGATAGACTGGCCGATGGAAGCGGCTAACGAGCCAACGCTGATTGTCTTTGAACCCCAAGCGAGCCTGATCCACCGCGCCACGGTAGCCGGAGAAGTTGGTCTCCGACGCATCCATCAACATCATCACTAGCGGCATGCCGATGTTGGCGCCGATCAGCGACATGATCATCTTCGCGTGCTCGAAGAACTCCGCGTTCGGAACGCCCGGCGAGAATCCCTTGATCTTTTCGCCTGGGTCACCCGTCACATCCATGCCGGGAGAGATCTGATCAATCGTCCGGACGCCGCTTCCGCCTGTCAGGCTCTCCGTTTCTCGGTCGCCAAGCTGCTCGTCGGACACCGTCGCGCCTTCCTCGACTTCGCGGATGATCGCGAAGCACGACACGATTTGCTGCTGAACGAGCTTGGCAAAGAAGATGTCTTCGCCCATCCCCATTGTGTCGAATATGGGCGCAAACGCTGTTACGCCACGAGTTTGCGACACTCGCTTCGGGTTGTAGACGTGAGCGACTTGGCGGTTTCCATCGTCGTCGCGAGTTGCGAATGGCCGTATCTCCGAGACCTTCGCGACCGACCTCAACGGGTCGATGTCTTCCCTGGTGATCCAGTATTCCAAGTGGTTGCGAAGCTGATCGAGAAGGACGCCATGGACGACGTTCCGCGTAGTGCTTCGAGGCGTGCGAACGCGGTGACCCTCGATCATCTGGATGCGGCCCGAACGGGTCAACAACGCGATGATATCGCCATCAACGATCGTGGATCGCAACGCCAAACGCTCCAGATCGCAAAACGCCATCTCTCCTTGGATGTCGCATTGATCGGGGTGTTCGGCCCAATCCTTCCACAGTGCAGACAGGTCTTTGTCGAGCGATTTGTCGCCCGTATTCGGGTCGACCTTGATCCCGTCTTGGACCGTGTTCACAACTGCGCGGTCGACCGTTTGCCCGACGACGGCGTCGTTCCGGTCCATGTCTCTCGCGTACTCGAGCATCCGAAGGAAGTCGGCCTCGGACCGATAGTGGTAATCGGCTCCGCTCCCCATCGACGAAATGCCGGTTCTGCGGCGTCGGAAGCGACCGAGTTTGGCGGCGGTATAGTCCGACCGCATCCCCTCGAAACCTTCCGAAAGCGTGACGTTCGGCGCGGGGACGTTCCGATTCTTCATCGAAAGTCCTCGAAGCTGACGTGTTTGACGAGTCCGGACGCACCGCCGGCGAACGACGTATCGTTGGTCTTGAGCCAACCGGTCGCCGCATTGAGTGCGCGTTCGTATTTGAGGTATTCGTCGCGGACCGACGCGCCGCCGTGCCGGACTTCCTGGGCCATGCGATTCATCTTGAACCGCGACGCCTGGATGAAGTCCTTGGCTTTGGTCGTGGAATTGGTGGTGTCGTAGTCCGCGTTGTCTTCGTACGCGGCCTCGACTTGCGCATCAGTGCTTGCAGACGTTAGTGCCATAATCCCATTGTGGGCCTGGCGTTACATCAGTCAACACCATCCGAATCGGATTGTAACTCTACGCTTGCTCGATGATCCATCGTAGTGCGTCGGCTGGAGACCTCACTGCCCTGCCGTTATCAAGCATGTCGCCACGTTCTTCAAGGGCGTCATGAATCCGCCGCAGAGTTTCCGCTTGCGCACCGGTAAGATGAATCTCGACGTGCTGCCGGCAATACGCGTTCGGGCGCAATTCCACGATCGGCGTATTGATGATGGTCGTCTGGATCTCCCTTGCGGGCGCGAGCACCGTCTCTGGCACTTCATCTTCAAGGTCATCGTCCAATACCGGAGTTCCGTGTTTCGCTTTTGCCATCAGTCCCGCTCCCCTACAAAGAATGCCCGACCATCGGGCGCCATGACCGTGCTCGAACGCCGTCGCCTCACTACCGGCGCCGTGGCTTCTCCAACCAACCTCGCGCCGACGATGTGGCCGGCAACGCATGCCATCTGCCCGGCGTCAAGCCAGTGGTTCTTTTTGTTGACTTGTTCCCATCGCTCTACCATTCGATTTCTCGCGTCCCTGTCCTGAGTCAACCGCTCAGAGGTCAGATGTTTGGCGAACGATAGATGCTCGCGATTGTTGGCGACCTTGTAGACAGTCGCCGCGCCTGGCTGATCCAATGGCGTCGAGAACCGGCTATGGAGCCAACTCTTCCAGTGGTCGACGTTGATGTGGACCAACTTCACGAGCCGTTTGCCGGCCTCTCTCTTGAGTTTGCGGATGTCGTACTCTCGCCCCTTGCGGAGAATGTTTTGCCCGACTGAACGAGGAGACGTGTAGTGCTTCGCCATCCCCTGGCTGGCCCCAAACCCCTTGGCTGGAAGGAACCGCCCCCCGGCATCCAAGCAGAAGTCATACGCCACTTCAGGCTGCCACCCGGCATCGACCAAAGTCATTTCCAGAAAATGGGTGTCCCCGTCGTCGTCTTCCCACCCTGCGCTGATCTCGTCCTTCCATTCTCGCAACGCGATAGCCAGCGCGCGTTCAACTCCTACGTCGTCAGACGCAACCTCGACCCGCCCGTACTCGACGAAATGAGGCGCCGCGCCTTCGCCAAACGCGGCCACCGTCCAATGGCATAGGTACTTCCCCAAGTCGATCGCCGCGACCAAGTGCAACGCATCGGCCGGCACGATCCCCTTGGGCGGCATGCCGATGTAGCGACTGGAAATAGTCTGGTAGTCCAGTTTGGTCATGTCTTCCTTGTCGGGGATGTACGGCAACGCCCAAACGAATTGACGCATTTCCTTTTCGGCATTGTCCTCATCCTCTGCCCTTGAGGCCAACCATTCATCAGCTCCGACGACGCCAGCGGTAATGAACTCGTTGTCGAAAGCGGTCCAGCGGAAACCGAGCGTAGGCGTCCTTGGAGTTTCTCCTTTGACTGCTCCACACTTGTCGACAGATTGCCCTTTGTGGACCACCTTCGACAACGAGTTGGCCTTGTGGCGATCGTCTTCGCTCCACACTTCACCGCAAGCAGGACATATCCAGTCGGATAAGTCGTACGCTTCCTGTTCTTCCTCTGCATCTTGATACCCGAAGACGTTATCCCTGCCAGGAGTGACCCATGCGTCGCAGTGCGGACAAGGCCTCACGATGACCGATGATGACCCTTTGGTGTACTCTCTCCACGTCCTTCCCTCCTCTACTGATACGGTGCATTCCGCGTAGAGAACCGACGGCGATCCGGTCTTCGGCGTGAACGCGCGCAAGCGTCCTTCGAGTTGCGTGAACTTGTCGGCCTCGCGTGATTTGTGCCCTACCTCGTCGAATCCATCGGTTTCGGTCACGACCAGAACGCGAGACGTGAACGCGGCGCGTTTCTTGTCTCCACCACCTGCCGTCATGAACTTTAGCGTGGAGCCGTTCTTGAACTCCACCGAGCGGGGGATTCCACCCCGTGAACCGTCGCCTTTGTCCGGGAGATAGCGAGCGTATCGCGATGCGCGAATGGCCGGCTCGAAGTCTTCTCGCCACTTGTCCGACGCGATCTCTTCGGTAGGCACGCCACAAATGACGGTCTCTTCGATCTCGAACAAGTGGTACATCGTTGGGATTACGAAGCAGGTCAAGGTCTTTCCCGATTGAGTCGGACCAACCGCGAAGTGCCGCCGCCATTTGCCGACCTGGTCGAACCACAGAGAAGAGTACGGCTGTCGGTCGCACTTGAATCGCAATCCCTTATACGGTCCATCCGGGATGATGATGTCTTGTTCGGCGAACTCACGCATCGTCCTGATTCGTTTGACCCGCGCCTTATCGAATAGGAGATCCGTCAATATCTGCGCCGAATTCTGCTTCGGCATGGCGTGCGGCCTCGTCGAGTCTTTCGTTGATGATGTCAAGCATCTCTTGTGATGCGTTCCGCTTCGCGAACTCGCCGACCTCACGGAACGCTTTGGCGATCAGTTCGCAGCCGCGACGAACGTCCGCGATCGACATCACGGATTCTTCTTTGCGAAGCCGTTCGATTCGCGCCAGCTTGGTTCGCTCTTCCCGGTATCGCTCGAGCGCCGGAGATTGGACCATCTCCACGTCATCGACTACCGGGTCTCCCTTTCCGAACACCCGCGACTTGTGCCACTGAAACACGTCCGCGAGCCTGTAGCTGGTGTCGAGATTGCGAGGCATGCCAGAACGAAACCAATTGCCAGGAGTGGCGTTCGCCACTCCAAGCATCCTCGCAAGCATACTCCCGGTGAGTCGGTCGTAGTTGATCGTGACCGACGTTTCCCCTACTTTCGATGCGTTCTTTGGCGGCTTCTTGCCAGGCTGTCGAACTTTGCCATTGGCGATCGTCACGGTGCTGCCCAGTGCCATCAGTGGTTTTCGTGCGACGCTTTGTTTTTGCACACTTCGTCCGACGTGTCGAACATCACGCCGAAAAACGCCTCGACCGACAACGGTATCTCGACAATGTTCCGGCGATACTCCATCTCTTCGGCAACTTGCCGCTTCACCTTCTGAACCATTTCTTCTCGCTTTGTCGTGTCCATTACATCATCGCCTTTTAAATGCTCGTCACGGCTTCGCTCCGTGGTATTGTGCTTTGCAAGTGATCCGCCGGAACCCGTCTCGGCCAGAACTCGCCGCAGTGACCTCAAGGTAGTACGTCGTGGCCACTGTAAACACCACTGTCTTTGGAGACACGCCCTGGTACTTCCCGTTCGAGGCAGCTACATACGACATCGTCACACCATTAGCTCCTGTCAAAACGGCCTCCGCCGTATCCTTGATGCTGAACGTCATCGTCGCGTCGTTGACGTACGTCCCGTCGGCCGCATCGGTCAACTCGTCCATCTCGATCAGGTTGTCTTCGCTCAAGTAGAGCGGGAGAATTGGCGTGCTCATGGTCAGTTCCTACGTGCAAGCGTTGCGAACAATTCCCTTCAACCGCGCCGTAATCGTTACGACCCCAGACAACCGAGCAGCGGACGCTACAACCCCAGACAGCCGAGCAGCGGTGGACGCTGTTCCGCAGAGGGCGCCAACCAACTCAGACACCGGAGCATCTGGCGCTATCGCCGAGCAAAGCTTCAGCAACGACATGCGGTCGGTATCGGCCAACGTCCCGTCAGGCTCGGCCAACCACGAACGATGCGGCATCGTCAGCGAAATGGCCGAACCGCGTTTCTGCTTGCTGTCGAGCGCCATTACGCCTTAAACCCCGCGGCAACCGTATTTAATATCTGATTCAACCGCTCGTTCGATCTGTTTAACTCGGTTGCCAAACACTTAACCATTTCTGTCGATTGTCGCCGCTCTGCGAACGCTCGGATCACTGAATCGACAATATGCCTTTCCGCTTCGTCCAACAACTCGTACGACACCTGGATCTCGCTTTCCATCACGTCACATCCTCTCTGCTACGGTCCCGTGGCCATTTCGCCGATCGTCGTAGTCGTTCCGTCGTCGCTCACCGTCGATTTCGTGTCTACCGTGGAAGCGTCATCGGCGAACAGACTCAGCGTTGTTGCGGTCTGCGTCTTCTTGTTCCGCCATGCCTTGTAGAGCCAGTCGATCTTCGTGGCCATATCCGGGTTCACCGGCGGCGCCCCTTGGGCCGGCTCGGTCCGTGCGTCGTCCAAGAGGGCCAACACTGAATCAACGTTCGTGTCGATAACGGTCACCGCCGCTGCCGTCGAAATGCTTGTCATAGCGCCGCTGTCGGGGATGACATCCGTGACGGCCTTGATCTGACCAACCTCAGTATCCACCGTGGCCAATGCTGCCGCCGTGGCGATCGACGTAAGGCCAGCGCCAGCCGCCCCGATCCGTGCGAACGAATCCCCAGTCTGAACCGTATGCCCGGTCAGCGAACCGACACTGCCAGTGACGTTGCCGTCGACATTTCCGGCTACGCTGCCGACAGCACCTGTTACCGATCCAACAGCCCCTGTGACTGAGCCGACCGCGCCGGTTACGCTTGCAACAGCCCCCGTCACCGATCCGACAGCCCCCGTGACAGAGTCGCCGATTCCTGTGTCGATCTTGTCCGAACCGCTCACCAACGAGTCGAAAATGTTCGCCGGCACAACCTCGAAATCGGCCCACACCATCAACGCGCCCGACGCAACTACCTGAACAGTCAAAAGGCCCAACGTTCCCGTGTCGGTTGCCGTAAGCGGACACTGGTACCATCCGTCAGCATCGTGGGTCGTCGTTGGGGAAGCATCTGACGTTTGAGCGAACGCCCCGCCTGCTTTGCTGATTTGGATGTCGGCCTGCGCAATCGTCAGGCCAGTTTCGGCTGTCACTCCGTCGGTGGAATCGACGAACGGGCCGATGCGAAAGATCTTCACCGTCGATTGTTTCAGCAACCGCACTTCAACACCTCGCAATCGCCGATAATAGTGCGCCGCGATCGGCGCGATTGTTCCGCCAACCGCCGCTTCGTCCGCTTTTGTCTGGACACCGCCAAAGAACAGATCCTCGTCGGCCCTGTCGTCGTTCTGGACACCGCCAAAGAACGTCTGTTTGGACATCAGGTATTGGCCACCTGAGGATCAATGGTCAGCGTCGTCGACGGCTTGTACAGCATCACCCGAACGTACGTATGACCCGCTTCCGTTGGCGTGTAGCTCGCCGTCGAATGCTGTTGCTTGGTCCCGACGCCCGTCCCATTCCATGTCGAACCGCTGTCGGTCGTATGCGCCGCCGGAGTTCCTTCGGCTACGTCCGTGATTCGCTTAATCGTCTGTTCGTGCAGCGCTGTCGCGTTTGGGGCTGCTGTCTGGTCCGGATGCAGCCACTTGATGCCCACATCATCATCATTCATGGTCGCGCCACCGGCGAAGTGTATCGTCGACGTGATCGCCGATCCGCCTTTGACCCAACGAGGAATTGGCGGGCTTTCGAGTCCACGGATACCTTCGATGCAATTCGCCGAGGACACCATATCCCACGCGTACGCGTTCGCTTGCTCTTTATCAGTGGCTCCGCCGGTCCGATATTTCGCCAGTGTCGCCTTGATGGTTCCGTAGGGATTCTCCAACCAATTAAGCCCGAGCGGAGGAACGATGATCGTGCCGTCTTCGCTGTTCTCGATCAGCAATTGTTGGTTCGTGTTCCCGGTCCCGTTCGCCGTCGTGATGGCGCCCGGAAGTATGCTGTTGCGGATATGGCATTCGCTGTATTGGCCCGTCCCGTTGCGGAAAGAGAAGAACGTCGTCGGGTTCGCGTCACCGGCGAAGTTGCAGCCCTCGAACCGATGCGTCGACCCGTGCATGATGTTAGCGGACAGGCCAGCAGCGGTTTCCAGGTTGAACACGCACCCGTAGTATCGGAACAGTCCGCGAGCACCGAGTTTGATCGGATTGGCTGAGGGGTTGAACGTGCAATTGATAAGGTCTGCGTTGGTCGATCTTGCGTCAGAGGTGTCAACCGAACCTACTTGGATCTCGCGATTAGCATCACTCGAAGCCCCGTGTCCGAAGGTGCAGTTTTCCCAGCATTGATACTGGTCAGTAGTGCCGCCCGCTATCTGAACGTCCTCGTCGGCGTTGATGGTCATCCCGTAGACGTAGATCGATCCGACAAGAGCAATCCTGTCGTTCGTTCCTGTGGTGGTGATGCTGCCGCCCGTAGCCAACGAATCATCGGCCGGATCTCGACAGATGATCTTGATCGGGTTCGCTATCGTGGCGTTTGAAAAGGTTACAGCGACTGCCGAGGTACCCGTTTCAGCGTGGTTTTTCGACACAGCGACATGGGCACCGGCAGCTTGGCCCGACGCAGCCCCAACCGTTGCCGCACCGTTCACCCAACTGCCACCTAAGCCGTCGCCCGCTGCGGTGCTGTCGACGTAGAAGTCAATCGCCACGCGTCACCTACTCTTATTGCGTGAACGGAGTGATGTTCTGCATGCGGTCAAGCGTCGCCACGGCGGCATTGTTCACGTACGCATCGAACGCCCGGATCGCAACGATCAGGTCGATGTACTCTTGCTTGGTCGCGATCGTATTGCTGACGAAAGCCGCATGACCGCCGCTTTCGCCTTCGTTGATATAGATCTCGTCGAGCCGCTGGCCTTCTTCCCACAAAGCAAGCATCGCGCCTGCGTGGTTCGCGCACCGTTGACTGAATGCGTCGTGTTTCGCTGTTCCGTACGCCATGACTTCACCTCCCCATTAAAACCGTAAAAGCGGACCGGGCTGTCTGGAGTCAACCCGGCCCGCCGGGCAGCCACGCGACGAGTCTCTCCCCCAAGATATGCGCCGCGTGGTGGCTCTAGTCTGCTCCCCACCGTTTCCGGATCAGTTTGCCTGTCAGCCCATCGAACTGGCCAGCATGACGATCGATCACGATGTTCGTCTCGTCCGGATCGACAATCAACCGGTAACGGGCAGCGATCAGTTCCGAACGGGCGCCGTGAGCAACGCCCCTGAGTTGCCTTCGCTTGCCGCCATGATTGCAGGTCCACCAGCGACCGGACCACTTGATGATGATCATTCCTGCGGCCTATCGTATCCGTGCTCGCCCAGCCACTGTACCACATCGGCAGCCGGTTGTACCGCTGGAGGTTGAACGGGTGGCTGGAGCAGGTGGCCGACGTATGCCGCTCCAGCGCCAATGCCGGTCGTTCCTGCGACGATGGCCGCGCCTATTCCGATTTTCTTCCAGATGTTCGATTTGGGCTTGGGTTCCGCTGGCCGTTGAACGATTGCCGGCGGCAGAACTTGGACCGGTTCCGGATCTGGCCACTCGATTCGCGGCGGAGAGTTCGGCATACCAATCCGCCAAGCGGCCCGTTCCCGTGCGTCGTCGGCCGTTGCCACCAGCGACCGGACTAGGCCATCTTGCAACCGTTCGTTCATTGCGAAAACCCCGGTGATACGACCACCTCCTGGATGGCCCGAACGGCCGAGTTCCCGATCTCGCTGTCGGCCGCTGCCTGTGCCGATTGCCGGCGAGATGCTTCGATGTTCAATCGTTGGATGGTTTGCGCAGCAGTGGCCTCGATCAGGGTTTGGACCTGGTTTGCCGTTCGATCCACTTGCTGCTCAAGCGCTATCCGGTGTAGCTCATCGCCTTCTCGGACTACGTCAAGACTCAGTTCCGCCATCGTCCCCTTTCTCCTTCGGTTGGCCTCGGCGGCTCACCTTCGATGATTTGGGCCAGTCGGACAAAGTCGACCATTTGGACCCGTTCGCGTCGGATGATAGCGCCGGTCTGGTCTGTCATAGTGCGGACAAAGAAGTTGTTGAGGCGCCGCGACCGATCTGCGTAGTCGCGGCGCTGGGCTTCGATGCGCTGGACGGAATCGGTTACGAGTTTCGCCAACCCCCCGTCGGTTGCATCGGGCGTTTCCATGGCTACGAACGCCCACCCTGCGGGGTTCGGTCGGCCGTGTTCAACGCGGCAATCAACCCCGCGTCGTCGCCCGTGCCGGCGTTTTGTTGGATCACGCTGAGGATAGCCATATTGCCCGCCTGCGTGGCCACGCCGTTCGCCGAACGGACGTTTTCCGCGCCGAGCGTGGCGCCGTTCATCTGGAGCAGGGTCAACTGCTCGTTCGTATCCAATGGCATCGATTCTCTCTCCTCGGTTCCGTCAAACCCTTGCAACGGTCTACGCGACCGCTGCCCTACTGGTTCTTTCGTGGCTTCCGCTTTTCGTCTTGAGCCTTGGCCAGCGCATGCAATTCGTCGCGCATCTTACCTTCTTTCTCCTGGAGCGACAGATGAACGTAAGCGGGCGCGTCTTCCCATACGCAACCCAACGACCGGAAGATCGTCTTGGCCCCGCCGTCGGGGAGCATCTCCTCGATCGTGTAGCCTGGATAGGTCGTTCTGTATCGCCGCTCTTCTTCTGGCATGGTTCATTCCCCTATTTCCACAGCTTGACCGTAACAGCCCCTGCCACCACCCGGCCGGTCAGTTCGACCTGGATCGACTCGAACCTCGACAGGTTCATGCCGAACATCTTCTCGGCCTTCAGAGGACACAAGTGGCGAATCCCAAGACCGTCACCCGGCGCCACGTACACGTCTCGAACTCGTTCGCCATCGACCATCGACAGAACCATCGGACGAGACGTAAGCGAATAGTGCCCCGAAGATTCTCGCGTGAGAATTGCCGGTATCTTGACGCCGTCCATTTTACCAGCCCCGCCGTTTGACCTTCGACTTGTACTTCCACTTCCCGAACCAACCACGACGGTAGACCATCGGACGCCGGTACGGAACCGGTGCAGGAACCAATCGAATCGGTGGCGCCGTCGGACGAACGTCGATACGGACGCCGGGGACGCGGATGAGGATGCGCGGATTGCGGCACGAACCGTCGCGGCAGTCGGGAGCACCGAACAACGTCACGGTGAGCATTACGGTTTGGATCATCGACTTCCTCTTGCGATCTCGAACAGTTCCAACGCTACGGCTCGGTCGCCGGCAATCGGTTCGGACGGCACCCCGCCACGATACGCGATCAACTGCGGCGACCCGACAACCCCATTGATACGCCGTGAATCGACCGTGTCGATGGCAGCGCCCGATGACGAACGAGTCGCCTCTATTTGCTTGAGCAATGCCGGCCATGACGACGCCGACCAATCCGCAACGACCACCCAATGGGATTTCACCGGTACGGGCGGCGGCGGCTCGACAGGTTTAGATGCGGCTTCCTCAACTGCGGTCAACCGCGTGTCGATCTGTCCGATCACCACGGCCGTCTGTCCGACCACGTCATCGAGTTGGCTGACGCGGTTGATCACGATCTCGATGTCCGCCCGAGTTGCAAGCGTGTCGAACCGACCGAGCAACGCATCGAACTCCGGTCGTTGAACCAGCCCGCTCAAGTCCACCTCAACGGTCGATCCCGGAGGAGGATCGATCACGATTGGCTCACCAGGCTTCGGGGCTGGTCGTTCTTCGTTCGGCCCGACTGCGTCATCCGGCCCATAACCTGGAGCGTACCAGTCGTCGTCAGGCCCAGGCTCACCGCTTCCTTGGCCTCCACCCTGTCCTGGATCGCAACCACCAGGACCGCATCCTCCTTGTCCCTGTCCACGCCACGGACCTTTACCCATTCGTTTGCCACGGTTCGCAAAGATCAGCCGGCCGACAGCCGGAAACAATCCGCACAGTTCGGTATCGTTCCGATGTTGGTACACTCGACCGCCGGCCTGAGTCGAACGAACGACGACAGCAGTCTCGACCACGTCCCTCAATGGGACCAGCGAACTCGTTCCGTATGCCGATCCCGGCTTTGAGTTGCCCCACACGATACCGACAAGTTCACCACGAACAAACGCTGGACCACCGGAATCCCCGTAATCGGTCCGCGCCCCGACGTGCGTCGACGATCTCGCCACCCCTTTGCGAGCTTGCAATCCTCGTCCACTCCCTCCGAACCCGGTCAGCGTCACGCGATCACCGGATCGCATTTGGCGGTTGGCGACCTTGGCGACACGCATACGGGGGTCCGCAGGGATCACCATCCACGCCAAGTCTCGGCGGCGCGAACGAGCCACGATTCGCGCCCGGCCCTCGTAGCCTGCGAGCCGAACCGTGATGTTCCTGCCACCGCCGTCATGCGTATGCGAGCAACCGAGAACCAGGGCTTCCCGAGAGTTGAGACCGACGATGACGCCAGAACCGCCAGACGATTGCCGACCCACCGTATCCCAAATACGAACCGTGGCCGCCTCGTTGGCGTTGCGGGCCGTCGAGCACGGAATCGGCTCGTCCGGCAATGCCCCATCGTGGGTGATCTTGATCGAATAGCCGCTGGCGTTGACTGCCGCGATGACGATGGCCGCGACGCTGGCGCCGACGATTCCGCTCATGAGTTGGTCCCTTGACATGATTCACCGATTCTATGCACCGCAATGCCCCCGTTACAACCCCATCTCACGGCCTTCGACCATCAATAGTACGCTGTTTCGACAAGCAACCAGATCATCGCTACAGTGCAAACGATACCTGCGATGGTCAACATGATTGACGCCAGAACCGGTTTCTGCCCCTGGTCGTTGTGCAGGTCATCCATTGCCCCACTCCCTACATCCATTCCGAGAGAATCCACATCACAACAGCGAAGAACACGGTCCCGAAGACCCAATGCCACCATCGGTTCGGCGGTTCGTTGTACGCCTCGGTCCAGTGCCATGGGGTCTTTTTCGTTTGTCGATCGTCGTTGCATCGTCGTCGCTGGAATGGCATGCACTTGCCGTTTACTTTCCCGTACTTCCTTTGTTTTCCTTTCATTCAGTTCCTTTCGTCGATTTGCTCTTGCATTCGCCGTAACGCCCGCTCCATCTCTTCGACCTGCTTGATGAGATCTGAACGATTCAGCCTACGACCATTGCACTGATAAGCTGGCAG